TAAATACTCCTGGCCACATTCCCGCGAGCATAGCGGCAAGCTCAAGCGCGTGTTACGCTTGGTTTGCTCGCCACAATGCACGCAGATATGTTTCATTATTCGTTTTCTTCTGTTGCTTCTGTTAAGTTTTCAACCATAGCTTCACGCGTGGATCCACCTTGCAATATTTCGCTGGCAAGCTCGCAACTTTGCCAATACGGCAAACCAAGCTTGCGGCCAAACTTGCGGTGAATTTCCGCGCACAATTCCCTGTTTTTATGAGCTTTTAACATAGTGTTTTTATCCTTTCGCTATCTCTGTTGCTTTTCTTTTGCTTGTGCCATGGGCAGCAAACGCAACAATAATCCCGCGTTGCTTCTGGCATAGCTGACAATCAGCGCAGCTTGTGTCGTTAATTTGCGCCGGGCAAACTACAATCCTTTTACCTTTTGGCGTTTGCTTGGGAAGATCCGCAACGCGCTTCCGGTATTCCGGCAAGGTTTCTGTGTATTGGTTTTTCTCTACTTTCCTCCCATATTCCGGCGCAACCACAACCACAACCGGCGCAATGTCCAATTCGGAAAGCTTGTCAGCTTCCGGCAAAGTATTGGCGGAAAGGTTAACAGTAAATCCACGCTCATTAGCTTTCGCAATGGCTTTACGGTTTTTTGAATTCTTAAGCACTGGCTTGTGTGTGTAGGTAAATCCACGCTTGCCAGAATTCGCCGCGCATAATTGCGCTAATAACCTACCGTCAATGTTATTGTCTACTCCTGGTAAGTCTCCAGCCTGGTTGTGTCTCCAGAATTGCCCGGTTGGCAAACTTGCAATCTTACCGAGAAAACCTTTCCAAGCTTCGCCGCGTTCGCGCTTTGTTACCTTGGCCCAATGCATGGCTAATGGGCCACCGTCAGCATAACAACCGTTTTGCTTGAACGGACAAGCTGATGGGCAGGATTCTGCGCTTGTGGTGGAAACCGGGATTTTGCCCGTTTTCCTATTAGAGGAAACCAATGTCAAATGTACATTGGGTATTGATATTTTCTTTTCCATATCCTAGACTCAATTCCCCAGTAGGCGCAGTAATAGCTGCGAGCGGTATTGTTCTTATCCTAGCCAATGCCGCGTCCTACTGGATTTCATTGGCTAGGTTTTGTGGTAATCACACAAGGCAAACACCAGTTTCCTGGTGTCTGCACAATGGGATTAATTCGCGTTATACTTTTCCATGTAGCGAATTGGAGCAGTATTACCATGGTAAATTTCCTTGAATGAAAACTTATCAGCACAGAAGTTTAACGCGCGGCAGAATGTCGTCATGTCACAATCTTCCTCAAGGTATGCCGTGCCATCCTTTTCATATGAGTAGGTAGAGATATTTCCAGCCACTCCGTAAATCTCTAATTCCTGCTTGGGTACTTCCAGCCAAGCATGGGCCGCGTCAATGTGTAGTGTGTATGTTTTCATAATGATGTTTTTTTCATTGCTGTTTTGTTTCGCCCTGCAAGGCGCGTTTAAATTTTCTACAGTTTAAAGAATTGCCCAGCAAGTACCATCCGCCATTCCCCACGATTCACGCATAAAATCAACGCGCGTGCCGTCATTGGTTTGAAAGTACTTTTGCCCAGCCTTGGGATTGAATCTAATTTGCACGGCATTGGCTGGCAATGGTGGTGCGTTTTCATTCACAAGTACGGCCGAACATTTGAACCACGCAAAAACACCGCGATTGCCGCCGAGCAAACAAGCGTCAAACTTTTTGCCCGATGGCTGTTTGGCTGTGGTGTTTTTTGAGTAGACAACCTGCGCTTGCGTTGCGCCGTTGCCTACATTGTAAGACCAGGCGTTTCCCTGCTTGGCGTTTAGATTTCTATGCCATGTGATTTGCATTGCGCTGTGAACCTAATGGCATTGGCTTTAATTGTCAATAATTATTTTCAAAAATCCTTTGCAGTCTTTAAAATACTCTTGAAAAATGCAGAGAAAAACTTTAAAAATAATCCGGGCAAAAAGAAAATGGCAAGGATATCACAACGCAAAAAAGAGGCCATGCTGGCAGATTTGAAGGCGGGTAAAGGATGTGATGAAATTGCTGTTACTCACGGCGTGGGCAGGCAATCAGTTTTCACACTGCGTGAAAAACATCGTGACGAATTGCCGAATTGGAAACGGCGAACAGCACGCACGCTAATGGATGCCACAAGCAAACTAGTGGCGCGCATTAATACCGGGATAGATTCAAAGGATGCCAGTCTAAAGGATGAATGCATTTCAGTAGGCATACTAATTGACAAAGCAGGGCAATTGCGCGCAGAACCCTCCCAAATAGTAGAGCACCGCCTAGAAATCGGCGCAGAGCTTGGCGGCTGGCTAGAAAACAGGGAACAAATAAGCGCAATTGAGACGGAAAAGGATGCAAATGTGATAGACATTGGGGAAAGCAAATCCAATTGAATATAAGTGTTATTGTGCGAAACGGAAAAGGGGCCGCGCGATCCGGTAAACGCGCGTAGTACGCGCGTATTGCGGCAAAAACCTGGCTCGAAGGGGGCGGGGGGGGTTGCAAATTTGTGCGTGCCTACTGTATATATGCATTAGGGTAGCTACAAAATTTTGACAAAATGGCAGAACTGACATTAGAGCGCGACCTAGCCACTTCCCTGCACTTACCGCGGAAGGAGTTGTCCCAGCACCGGGCAGAGATGAAGAAAGGTGAGGACTGGGACACCAATGGCAGGGCCATAGGCTACACGGACACGGGGTTGGAGAAGCTCCACGCCCTGTTGGGGCTGGTGAACGAGGTGCGAGTGGACGGCCCCACCATGTTTGTGGCGAAGGTGACATGGGCGAAGGTGCGCAACCCGCGCCTTATCAAGGCAGAGTTTGAGGGCAAGGAGATTTTGGTGCGTATCAGGAACCAGAGCCTGTATGTGAACGGGATGGCGGTGGTGATTCGCAAGGACGGCCCCGGCTGGGTGGAGGCTAGGCGACCAAGGCGCAAGGGTTATGTCAAGACCGATGACCTTTGATGATGAGGATCAGGCGCGTAAGAGGGACTTGCGAGACTGGTTTGCTGGCATGGCGATGCAGGGCATCTTGGCTGGCTCGAAGATGGAGTTCCCGGTGGATGATGAGTTATTAGCCATGCGATGTTATGAGTTGGCGGATGTGATGATGGAGACACGCGATGAGTGAGCCTATGACGCCGATGCGCGAGAAGCATCTGGAGCGCATAAAGGAGCGTGCCAGCCAGTTGATGGACGCCAAGTATCGGGCTGGGCAATCTGAGCATGGTGGGAACCTGTGGCGCAAGAAGATGCTGGGCAACTTGGTAGAGGAAACCTTGGACATGATGGTGTATGTGCTGACATTAGAGGAGCAGATTGAAGAGGTGAAGAACCTGTGTGTTGTGAAGGACATCAAGCCTGCGGTGGCACTTGAGAGGATACGGAGAATTTTGTAGTGGAATATCGCGCACCAACCCCCCACCCGTTCTGGGTAGCACCAACCCGTGAGGAGTGTCTGGAGCAGGTCAAGGAGCGTGGCAAGGAGAAGGTCTTGAAGGACTTGCAGGATCGTGAGGTTGCCATCGAGATGGCTGTGAAGGAGCCGTACAGTCGCGGGATAGGGATGCATCCATGTCATCCAAGTGGCAGGTTGAAGCATTGGGAACTGGCAGACAGCTTGCTGGAGAAGTATGACCGCCTGCTGGTGAGTGGTGGTAATCGTAGTGGCAAGACGATGTTTGCGAGCAAGTATTTGGTGAGGTTGATGGTGGAGAACAAGGGGATGCGGGTGGTGGCATTTAGCATGACGAGTCAGAGCAGCATCCGTGACCAGCAGCCTGCGGTGTATAATATGTTACCGAGTCAGTGGAAGAAGCCCAAGAAGACCAAGACGATTAACGTGAGCTACTCGGTCAAGAACGGTTTCAGTGAGTCTACGTTTATATTGCCGAATGGCAGTCAGTGTTGGTTCAATCATTACAGCCAGCAACCGGACATCTTGGAAGGTATGGAAGCGGATTTGATTTGGTTCGATGAGTTAGTTCCTTACAGTTGGGTTGAGACAGCAGCGTTCAGGTTGGTGACTCGGCGTGGCAAGATGCTTATAACTGCCACGCCGATCACTGGCTGGACTAACACGCTCGCTGCGTTCCAGAGTGGTTGTCATTTCAAGAAGGTTAGGGAGGCGAGGATGTTGAATGAGCCTGACAAGGTTCATGTGACTGGGGTTCAGCCGGGGTATATGCCTTATGTGGCTGAGTGCATCCGTGATGACAGTGCGGTGATATGGTTCCACACAGACCAGAATGCGTTCCAGCCGCAGGACACGATGGAGAAGGCTTTGGAGAAGGAGAGCAGCATCCAGAAGAAGGTAAGGTTTTATGGGTGGTGTGAGAAGACCACGGGCAACTACTTCCCGAAGTTTAGTAAGGCGCACATTATTGACCCTGAAGACATCCCTGAATCTGGCACGAACTACATGGTGACAGACCCTGCTGGGGCTAGGTTATGGGCTACGTTATGGCTTCGGGTTGACCAGTCAGGGCGGATGTATGTGTACCGGGAGTTCCCCAACCGCATGGATTATGGTGAGTGGGCCTTGCCCGGAGACAAGGCTGGCGGGGTAGCTGGGCCTGCGCAGAACGGTCAGGGTTGGGGGCCAGCGGATTTCATCAGTGAGTTTCGCAGGCTTGAGGGTGATGAAGAGATTTACTGGAGGCTGATTGACCCGCGTTCTGGTGGCACACCAGCGTCTATCAAGGGTGGGGCATCCTTGGTGGAGATGATTGCTGACGAGCTTGACATGGAATTTGAGCAGGCGAGTGGTGTTCACATTGAGCAGGGGATCTCGCTGATCAACGATGCCTTGAGTTACGACACGGAGACAAAGTTGAGCGTGGTGAACGAGCCAAAGCTGTATATAAGCAGTGAGTGTGGCAACCTGATTGACTGCATGAAGGAGGCTACCCCTGCTGGTGGCGGCAAGAACGCCTATAAGGACATGATAGATAGTTTAAGGTACTTGATGTTATTCAGGCCAGAGTATGTAATGGACACCAGCTTTGCTGGGGTGGGTGGGGGAAGTTACTGATGGCCGCAGACTTTCCTCCATTATTAACCCGCGCACAAGCGTCCAAGTTGACAGGGATGAGTACAAAGTATTTGGATAGACTGCGGGTAGAGGGCGTTGTGCGCGTCTATACAATGTTGGGTGGCAGCACTCACAGGTTTTACCGTGATGACCTGCTGGAGCATTTGGGATTAAACGGGGAGAAACAACAAAATGGAAAACACTGACATATTGGCAACGCACACGGGGCAACCTGATGTGCCTGAATTGATTAAGGAGTTTCGGCGCAGCATGGAGGATGGGTTCACGGTTGAGCGCACCAGTGCTGCTGACAAGGCTCGGTATATGCGTTGGACAGGGCAGTCTGACGATGGCAAGAAGCATGATGAGAATCTGCCAGAGGGCCAGCCTGCCTTCCCGTGGGATGGTGCATCGGACACGCGCATCCCGCTGGTGGACTCCATCATCAACGACTGTGTGGATATGTTTTCCACAGCCAGTTCTAGGGCGCAGTTGACTGTGAGCGGCACTGAGTTGGGAGACTTGGAAGCTGCGGGCGCGGCCACGACCCTGATGAACTGGGTGAAGAACAGCCTGTACAACCAGCTTGGCAGTGAGAGCGAGATGTTGGCGCAGTACATGATGGCGTATGGCTGGAGCGCGGTGTTTGTTGGCTGGGATCAGCAGAGTGCGTTGAAGACGCAGGCATTGGGTCTGGACGAGGTCATGGCTATGAGCCAGCAGGCTCCACCGGACAGCCTGTTGGCGTCCCTGCCAGAGATGATTAACGACCCGCAGCAGGAGGGTGAGGTGGCGCAGGTGGTGATGGACTATGTGCCGGGGATGAAG